ATTATATCGTCACCATACACGTAGACGTCGGAAGAGACTGTAATACAGTTTTTCCGACTTACAGGAAGGTTCCGTTCTCTCAATAAAGCAATTACACATATTGTGTAAAAATACATTGCCTCAATTGGGAAACAGAGAGCACTACCCATTGATGCAAATTTCGCAAGAGGAACAATAGTTCCATCAGGCATTTTAGCGTTTGTCGAGCGGCATGCTTCAATCGCATCCTTTAAATCAGGATTCGAGCGAAACATCTGGAGAGCGTAGCCAACCGGAACTCGGTCGCTTGCGTCTGCAAGATCGATCGTCGCTAACCGACCGTCACTCGACGACATCAATGCGAGTTGCTGGTTAACTTTTTGATCACGAAAATTAATGTGACCAGAGGTCAACCAGTACGACTGCAAAAGGGACATTAGTCCCCTAGCGATCGCTTGCTGCGTGTATTGCATGCAGCAAGGCTCAATTGCAATGATGCGTGGACCTTTAAGTGTTTTCGGAACGGGAGTGACCTTTACAGGCCTCTCGTCGTTCTGATGCACCACGTCAACAATTTTGAGCTCCTGAGATTGAAAACCCAACTCAGCACAAGATGCCGAGAAGGCATTATCAACCAAAGGGAAATAAGGCTCAAGGCGTGAGTGCCAAAACCTCCAGGAGTATTTACCGTTTCCGGAAATACGCTCGGCGGTCTGACCGGGACCGTGCCTAGGGACCAACAAATCCAGGCGTAAATCAGCCAGGACGTTATCCCAAAGCACAGAAGAAACATCTTCGAAGAAGATGTGTTCCTCTTTCGGCAGTGGAAACACGTTAAAGGATCGTTCATTCTGGACAAACCCCTCCAAGGCCTTGCGCGTCCGAAAGGATGTACAAGGCAACTTGATCTTCTTGAAAGCCAGGCATATCTGCCTAATGCTAGCAATAAGATCAGAGTATTTATCAGGGGGGGCATATAATACATCGTCCAGAATCCTTCCTGTCTCGTAGTCAAACAACTGACTGAGCATACCTTGCAAAAATGCAGGAATTGCTCGTCTCTTCCTGAAACAACGGAAGAGATTTGAGTCAACGAACCCAAGCTCAAGACTTCTTTCGAAGTCAGCGCAAAAGTTCGGAAGGGTAATCGTTAAAAACGATAGTCCCTGTGATTTGACACGTGATCGAATTGTATTAAGATCACGAACCGAGACCTCAGCGGAGCACATAGCGCAAGCGTCTGTGTAGATAGCTTGCGCAACTTCTAGATAGTCGCTTACGTGGCTTTTCATACAGTCCTCTCACTTAAGAGAAGGTCTATATCCAGCCACATACTAACACATCCGGAATTTCCGGCAAGCTG